GCATCAGAAGTTCATTGTTGTAAGTAAATAACGTTTTTCCCTGTGTGATCTGAGCTGTCTGGCTCAAGATGTTCTTTGATAGACTATCTAATCCAAAACGCTTTTGAATACTTCCCGTCTTTTGCTGAAAGCAATTCTGTAGACTCAAGAATGAAGTCGTCAAGAATGGGCTTGTCTTTGTGTCTACTCCCTTATCGAAAGGAGCCGGAATAACTTGCTTTTGCAAAGCCATTGGCTAGCTCCTTAGTAATAAGTAACGATTAAATAGTAAGAAGCACTTTGGCGAGTAAGGAAGTTCTGTAAAAATACTGTATTGCTTGTCGGAGAATATGCTCCAACAACTTGGACGTTCGATTGAATATTGGTAGGCCAGAGAAAGTATGAATTCCCAGATCCGCTTGGCGTGTACACACCATTGATTCCTACAACCGTACCACCGACTGTTAGAGTCGCGCTCCCCCCAACCCCAAATGATCCATTGAATTGTGAGTACTTGAGATTTATCGCGCTCCCCGCGTTCACTGCAATTCCACCATTTGGGACGATGGGATTAGAAAATGTAGACGTTCCGCTCACACCCAGGTTTCCACTAACTATCGCGCTTCCAAGGCTCGCAGTTCCGGCAATAGTAGCTGCTCCTGAGACTGCTAGATTACCTCCGACTGTCGCATTGTTATTCACAACAAGAGTAGAACTTGATGCGAGTGAACCGGCAGTCGCCGATCCTGTGACTCCCAAAGTACCAGAGATGGTTTCGTTGCCCACCAGAGCAATCGTGCTGCTGGCAGCGGTCAGAGTTGTCACCGTTAAGCCGACAGCATTGATGTTTCCAGAGCTATCCCGTGCAACGATTGTGCTAGGGGTGTTGGCGGTTGTGTAAGGAGTGAAGCTTGCATTTCCTGAGGTATCGAAAGTCATGATACTCGCGGAGACAGCTGCTGCTGGCAGAGTAATCGTATAGGCGCTCACACCTGTTGGAGCTCCGACAGTAACAAATTGCGGGCTAGCGCTAGGATAGCCAAATGCAACGCTACTCACCGACAGTGAGGCAGGGATATTTGAGTCTTGAGTAAACGCAAAATTCTTTGTTATCTTGCTGTAAGTGACGGCTGCCGGAACGTCGTCCTCGCCAAAGTCCCCACCAATTGTTCCTAAAGATGAAAAGTTTAAGCCAGAGCCGCTCGTAATCTGTACAGGAGTTCCTGAATTATTATTGATGTAAAAATTTCCATTGACGAAGTAGCCACAGTTTAAGTCTGTGGAAAGCGCTAGAGCTGCCGATTGGTTTTGCATTCCCCAAGAGCGAACAGAGGTCACGTTGTTGAAGTTGAAGGATAAGTCAGAGTTTATATTCAACCCTGCTGGCGTAACCTGAGCACCTTTGCCAACAGAATGGTCGTGAGCATCAATAATTGACCAGTCCCCGTTGATGTTATTAGACCATATTGGGTCTTGGGTTATTCCTACTACATTCAGTGTCAAACCCATGTTTGTTGTGGTGTTAGCCATGATTTATTCCTCAAAAAAAGACGATGTTTACTGTCGCGTTTGCTGTAGATTTTAACACAATAATTGTATTTGGATTAGGACTTGCTGTTGAGGATGTGTAAATATCCACTGCAACGTTCTTAGAAACAACAAAATAGCCTTTAGGAACTCTATTTAACCCATGATTTACATAATTATCAACACCAGTTGTAAGCGTAATTCCCTGGTTGTTTACACCATTTTGCAGAACAGCATTTAGCAAAAAACTACTCTGCAAACTGTTAAACACATTTGCTACGTTGTCTTGGAAACGCTGAATAATGTCATCTATGATTTGAATCTTTTTAAAAGGTATCATTTTACGACCTGAATAATGGGTTGTACATAGAAACACCGTTTATCGTGGTCATGTCTGTAACTCTGAGCGGGAAGCTATCATCCTGAGTAGCGCAAGCCTGTAGAATATTTTCAATCATCAATTGTTTGTCGGTTAAAAGATTAGACGTATCTGACTCTTCTTTTTGCAAACATTTAATAGCTGAGTCGATAACTAAATAATCTACGATTGTAGAAGGTGTGAGGACAAGAGTTTGTGTGGTCGAGGTGATAGGAGTCGGGTCAGGAATATACCACACAGTAAATGTTGCAGTTGTTAAAGGAACTGGAGTAAAAATGATATTCTCCGCACTTATTCTATAACGCCATGGAGTATTGTTCCATGCTACCGAGAAAACGTTTTTGTTAATGTTACGTTGATTCCGGTTGATAGGGGATAGAGTGATGGAAATATCTGACGAGGTGTTCAAGTCTATACCGCACAGTTTATAAAAATCAGTGGGCAATGGATAAGTATCCTGAGCACCATTCACTGTGTAAGTCTGTGTGGTTTCAAAAAAGTTAGAGTTTTGTTGAACAATTCTGATGTACATATCTCTGTAAGATTTATCCAGATAACGAGTAATCTCGGCATCTGTAACAAACTGGCTGCTATTCTGGTCTGATAAGTCTCTGACATCTTGTATCAAGTCTGAAACTACGACGGTCATACTCATAGGAACTCCGGTTAACTAGGGGTAACTAAAGTTAGTTGGGGGTAACTAAAGTTACTTTACCCCTTTTCGAACGGACTTACACCAAGCTCAATATTTCTATCGTCTTGTTTCTCAGAGTCAGTCTCTTGCTCGTGTTCCATGTACTTCTTGGCTAACACATGTCCAGCTGCAAAAGCTTTCGCCATGCCGTGAATATCGCCGCCGTGAAAGGCTTCATGAAAGTTGTGCATAGCTTCGTGCATTCCGTCGCGGTGCATTGCTGCCTCGTCGTCTTCGTGCTCTTCGCCAATCTTGGCCCTAGGAGAAATATTTTCCTCATTGGGAACTCTCTTCATATATTTGCTGTAGATGTTGGAAGCTAAACTAGCTCCGCCATCTTTTTTTCCGCCTAGCATCATATCGATCCCCTTTTATAGAAATGTGTTCTTTAGAAGGATAACGAATGTGATGCCAAGTCCAGACGGTGGATCAGTAACTACGCCAGAACCGTTTACAAAAGTAAATGTCACTGTGGGAGTCGCATTATTCACGTTAGAAGTCACGCCGTAGCTTAGAGATGTAAGACCAGACAATCCCGTTACGGTTGTGTAATCCATTTGCGTGGTTAACAAAGCATAATATCTATCGGATAGAGTTAGTGTGAATACTCCTGTAGAAGTATGCACTAAACTGCTTAAACCTTTTCCAGCCAAGTTGGTTGGCGCGCTAGAACCATTTAGGGTAGCTGTCCCGTCTAATATAACTACGTTTCTATCTAAAGAGCTCGTAAACTGCTGAAAATACCTTGATGCCATTGCACTTCTCCTATCGCTCCAGCTATCTGGAGCGACTACAAGTTACGTTAAGTTATTAGTATGGGAAGCTAGGGAATTGAATAACGCCGTTGAAACCAGGTGCGTAACAAGCGAGGTTAGAGTATGAATAGCAACGGAATTGCAAGCTGTCGTTTGTTGCAGAACGAAGAACGTCTAGTCCGTCGCCTTTGAACAAGTTAACTGCTTTTCCTAAGGAAGCCATTTCCCAAGTTCTCATTTCCAAAGCATATCCGTAGTTGTCAGGACAGTTTTGGTCAGCAAGAACGGTTACGCGTCCACCCGGGTAGTGAATTTGTACGCCTTCAAAACCAACATCAATGTCACCTGCCTTAACATTTACGTATTGAACTTTAGAGCCCAAGGAAATGATAAGGTTTTGATAGATTAAGGAGTTAACGAAGAAGTAGTCAGGACGTCCGCCTTCTCTGTAAACATAACGAAGTAATTGTTGCATACCTTCTTCAAGGGATAGTGAGCTTCCGTCGAAGTATTGTCCGCCTAAACGTGTAGTATCTGTGTTACGTGTTACTTGGAAGAATGGAGCTGCAAGAACAGTGTTACGGTTAGCGAATGGAATCCATGCGTCTAATCCAGAAAGAGTCCCTTGAAGACCATCACCGCGTGGGAATAAATAGTAAGATGTAGCCATTCCAGGAATAGCTTGGCTTAAAGTGATGATTCCGTTAATACGGTCGATCGCCGTAATTACACCTTGTTGTCCAGTAGTAGTCAAAGTAATTGGGTTAGTTAAGGTAGCGTTCGCTTCCAAAGCCATTCCGACTTCAAAGTTTACGGATTGTTCTGGGTCAGCAAGAGTTAATGTTGTGCCTGTTCCAGAAGTAGAGGATATTTGTCCAATCCAACCAGTACCGTTTCTGTACAACTGAGTTGCAAGAGAACGAGCTAAGGAGTTAAGAGCTCCGTCTACTTCAAGCTTAAGTGCACGCATAAATGCGCCGCTATCATTTTGAGAAGCAAGGATTGTTTCGTTAGCAACTTCACCAACAGAGTAGTTAGGTGAGCGAGTAAGAAAGAATGCTTGTAGTAAAGATGTACTACCAATAGACAAAGCTGTTCCAAATTGAGCAGAACGGTTTTGAGGGTTACCATAGATCAAAGGAATTTTACGAGCATCGCCAGTAAAGCCTTCGAACTTGGGAACCATAGCTAGGAACGGGTTATTTTTGTACAGAGTTGTTACTACTAGACTTTAACATCTAGCGGGGATACCACTTCGGATTTCCCTCTCCCGTTTCGCTTAGTTATAGCGGGAGTTCAGACTATCGCATCACCTTTCGGTGCCCTCTCACTTAGTCGTTCACGGTGCTTTCGCTTCCGCCCTGTCACCCGCTGCCGGGCTTCCAAGTCAATCAGAGTGGGTTTAAACTCGTCTACAAGTTAAACGAGGTTACGGATTTCTTTATCTGTATACAGGGTTTTCAGCGCTGGAATAAACGCTTGATTGTCTAAAATTGACATTTGTCAGTTTCCTTATGGGTAAATAAATTTTTAATTCAAAACTTTATTTTGCCGTGTTCTCATTGAACATTAGCGCCCGGAAACTGACTTATGGGCAGATGTAACTTTAGCTGCGTAACCTTATCTTCCGCGTGCTTTATCCAGCATCTCTATTGCTCTTTGAAATCTTTGTTCAGGAGATAGAGAACTTTCATCAGCACGGTGTGGAACTTCAGGTTTTAGATTGTTTGATAAACTCGTAGGACGCTGTGACTGGTAGACGGGTTCTCTTAAGAATTCGAGAGGTGCCTGCTGACGGTCAACAACTTCACTTGGATTTATCAAGCCTTTAATCTTCTTTAGGCTAGCGTACTTGGTTTTAAATTCGCTTTCAAGCTCGTCTTCGACAAGTTGTGCCGCTTCCTTGAAGTCAAGAATCTTCTGAGTGTTGTTGTAATGCGTTTCGATGATCTCATAGACGGTATCCACGTGATCAGGATTTGCCGCCAGGAACTCGAAATCATCTTTATTCGCTTCAACAAAATCATTAATGGTTTTCTTGTAAGTGGAAACTTGCGCCTCGTGATTTGCTCTCTCACGCTCAATCTCCTGCTGCTTCGCCATCTCCTCTTTGTCCATCTGAGACTTTTTCATCTCTTCGATTTGACTCTTGAGAGAAGAGATTGGATCTTCAGGGGCAGCTTCTCCTCCTTCGAGCTGAAACCTTGCGATGTCTTCGAAGGTGAGACCTAAGCTCTGCAAAAATTTAATAGGGTTCTGTTTTGCCGTCTCTTTGTTCGTCTTGTACTCGTTGGCTAGAGCAAGGTCCGCGTCTAAAGCCTTTTTTTGCTCTAAGATTGCGCTTTCCTTCTTCGCTACGCGAGCCATTCGGTAAGCTAGGTCTGGGAGCTTATATTTCGACTTTCCTGAGGCCTCACCCTGTCCAGAAGGCTGACTATCAGGCGCTTCCGTTTGCGGGGCTTCTCCGCCAATTACAGCAGGCATTGATCCGGTTGACGTGTTTAAAAATTCCATACGACTCCAGTAAGTGAATCGGCTAAGTAGCCGCGTTGGTCCAAGAGGTCTTCGTCGCAAACTAGAAGGACTGAACCTGACGGATATCTAATCTTGAATATGTTGTCCCGCGCAAAACCTTCAGGAAATAATTCTTCCATGAGTTGGTTGTAAAAGGCTGGGGACGCGTGCAGAAAATCTGGCTTCCCACCCTTCAAACCAAACTTAGTGATGTTGTGCGTCAAGCAGGAATAAGCGCTCATTTACACCATCGGCGCAGTAGGTTGAAGTTCTGGGTTAATTCCCATTTCAGGTGCTGGGGTCTGTACTGCTGGAGCCTGAGGTGCTGGCGCAGCAGCTGCTTGAGCAGCCTGTTCCGGCACTTCAAGAAGCTTGGCTGCTTTGCTGATGTATGCCCGAATAAGCTCTAGAGAGCTGTCTTTGAGCTTCTTGTTGCGTGCCCAGTGATAGTAGTAATTTCCATATTGGATGCACATTTCAAGGTTGTCGTAAGGTTCTGGAGAGATGAGCTTTTGGGTATCGAGCATATCTTCGATGTTCTGCAAGATAGAGCGTAGAGGAGCCAACTTCAGACCAAACATCTTATCGGTGTCTGGGAAGTCTAGGAGCTCCATCGCCATCATCGGATCTATCAAGCCACTGCTCGCCATTTCCTGAATGAAGTTCAACTTACCAGAAGGCGTCGATGGGAAGTCCGAGATCGGGAAGCACTGCATAACATATCCGTCGCGGTCTACCTTGATATCAGCAAAGTCAATATTTTCCATGCCCTCTTTCTTGGAGAAGGAAGACACTTCGTAAGTACCGTCGCGCTCGTAAATATCGTGTACCATGTCGAGCATTTTCTCTGCGCATTTAATATGTAAATCTTCCCACAAACGCGCAGTGTGACTGAATCTCTCAGTCTCTATGTCGTGAAAACTATCGATAGCTTTTCCGCTATTCAACCCCGGTGGCTTGGTGCCTGATGCAGTGAGTTCTGACAGACCTACGATGCCATAAGCTTGCTTAAACAAGAAGTCTGTCATCTGAAACTGGTCTGGGTGAACAGAAGGATTCACTGCGTATACTGGCGGAGTGTTGCGGTACTTCACGATGATTGCATTGTCATTGCTCAAATGAAGTGGATTCACGCCAGAAGCTTCTTCAACAAACACCTTAGGGTTAGCTGATAAACGCATAGCCTCTTGAATGTTCATGAGTAGACGATTCAATTCGCCCTGAATAGACACCAGTTCTTCGCATACACCAACGCCCCAGAACCCTAGAATATTCGAGGAGTAACGGGTAAAAATAAAAGGGAAGTCATCTTTAACATATTCTTCATCAGCGAATGAACAGGTCTCGATGCCAAATACGTGGCGACCTTTGATTCCATTGCACGGTAAATGCCAAGCATCATAAACCATAAGTAGTTCACTATAAGACCGTCCGGTAAAAACATTAATCGCCTTAGCTCTATTAATAGCCTCTGCATATTCGGGGAACATGTTACGTAGATAGTCGCGGGGCAAACTGCGCACACGATAAATCGCACGAGGTTTTTGATACATACCATCAGCCATATCAACGCAGATTTCACCTGGGTATACTCGCTCTACATTTACTTTGTTGGTCTCGGGGTCTTCATATACATAAGCACACCCTGTCCCAAAAATAAACTCGTCGCGTTTAATTTCTGTAGCCATTTGATAAAAGTTGGTCTGGTAGAAGAGTCCGTTGATGAACTTGTTCAACTGCTTAGCTTGCTTCTCAGCTTTGTAAGTCCCACCTGAAGTGAGGAACATAGGCTTAACTTTATTCTTGCAAATCTTCGCAACGAGTGTGTCTATGCAAGACTTAGATACGTTGACGTTTAGTGGCGGGTTCAAAATACTCTGAAATACCGAAATAGTAGATAAAGTTTGCGAAGAATAAGTGTATTCTGGATTGGCAATAGCAAAATCGTCGCCAGAGTATTGTTTCGTATGACGGCTATTCTTCGCTCTTGTATAATAGTTATCATCATACAATGCGCCCAATGCTTCCCAAATTACTTTGTAAGCATCATCAACTTCCCACCATAACTTCGTACCACTGTAGTCAAACATATTTTAATTCCTCAACGAAATGGATTATCCTTAGGTATAAGTTCAGTAGTTAAGTTTACAGCATTTGGTGTTGTTGGATAGTCAATAACCTTAGTAGATATTACGTCTTTGAGTGCAGCTGCTGCAAAAAATTCTATTTCAATGCCGTTAGGACCATTTGACAATTTCTTAATTCCATTTTGAGTACACACTTCTACTAGTTTTTCTAATTCTACTTCCATCATTTTCTCCTGACCCTGTAGTTTGTATTATTTTGTTGCAAATAAGCTTGTTCGGTTTCTTCGAGCAA